CCCTTTCATCGTTCAGAACGGGCAGACCTTTATCAGCTCGGCGTTCATCCAGGACGGCAGCATCACGATGCTGAAAATCGGGCAGTACCTGCAATCGGACAACTATGTTGCCGGCGTGCAGGGCTGGCGCCTGGATAAGGCCGGGAACCTGGAATTCAACGGTCCATCTCCGGGTGGTGGGCGACTGACAATGACCAACCGCGCGATCAAGGTATATGACCAGAACGGCGTTAAGCGCGTGCAACTTGGGGACTTGTCGGCATGAGTTTCGGTCTGGAAATTCGGGATGAAAACGGCAATGTTACGCTCGATCCGTCGTCATTCACTATGCGGGTTGTCTATAGCGGAGTTGTTACAGGAACCAACTCCACTAATTTCCAGACAATATCTGTCCCCGGCATAACAACAGCCAATAGCGCGGCGTTTGTAGTGCCGATTGGGAGTTATACCGACGGCATCGATATGCAGTTGGAGACGGAAGTTATAAATGACGCGGTTCGAGTCTACAGCTATATGCGAGGAAGGGAGCAGTACAGCAGCACGACCAGTTCAACAATGCGACTAATTGTAATAAGGTTCTCCTGATGTCATTCGGATTAGATTTCACAAACGACAGTAATGTCGTGACAGTTGATTCCGAGTTTACCCGGCTCGTTGTTTTGGCAAAAGGGACGTACCAGCCGACGCAAGAATCTGGACTTGGATCAGTTACCTCCTTCCCTCGAACTATAACAAGCCAGGAACCGCCGCTCGTTTTTATCCGGCCCGCTGGGAGCACCGGTATTGCTGGGCTGTGTCAGATGCGTGTCATAGGGTCTCCAGGTGCCTGGACCGGTTTTTATGTTCGCGCATATGACGTGAATACGTTGCAACCCAACGGATCCTATTTTGCGTGCGGATTCGCAGCCACGGCGTTGGCGGATTACGGAATGCGAATTTGGGATGGTAATTCAAAGATGCTATTTGACAGCGGCACTCCTTACGCGAGGTTCACGCGATCTTTCCAGAATTGGACATATGTAAAAACCGACTCCACGGCCCAAGGAACGCCACGAAATTATTATCGAGTGAATTTCAACTTTCCGGCAGGTGAGTACATGCTGATAAACACATTCAGTATGCAGATGCTTAATAACTCGCCATTTGATAGGGAATTATATTGCTGGTGGGATTTCTCCGGCGGGAATCTGTATGCGCTGACAGTTGGGCCCGGCAACCCGATCGCATTCTTTCTTCCTGCAGTATTCGCAAAATTATAAAGGAAAACTTTATATGCCCTGGTATAAAACTGGAACGGGCTCCGTCTCCCAAAATCCCAATGCCATGGTCGGCTTAAATAGGTAAGTCTCATGTCTAAACAAACAATTAATCTTGGCACGCCTCCAACAGGCGTTGGTGGTGATACACCAAGAAGCGCCTTCACAAAAACTCAGTCAAACTTCGATGAGATTTATACTGCTCTCGGCGCAGCCGGCTCGCCGGCAGCTCTTCCCCCAGCACTCCCCATTGCGAAAGGCGGGACAGGAAGCACTACTGCGCACGGTCTGGGCCAAGCAGCGTCGATACCCATATCAATTGGTGACCTAGACTCACCCACCCTGTTGACTGGAATGTACAGTGTAGTTACCGCATCGGGAGGCACAAGAGGGCTGCCTTATGGCACCTATAATCTTTGGGTTAACCGGTTTAATAGCTCAACTCTCGCGGGGCAAATTGCAATAAACGTGACAACTGGCACTATGTATGTTCGCCATTCTCAATCTGTTTCTTTCGTAGACACAAGCAGCATAGGCGTGGGCCAGTTGTGGACTGATCTTACTTCCAGCCGTTCGATCGGAACCACTTACACCAACACAACCGGGCGTCCGATCCAACTTGCGGGCGTGGCTGGTCCTGCTTCGGGGGCGGCTACTACCGTTATCGTGACGGTTGGCTCGATGGCGGTGTACGGCAACTACTCTGGGGCCGCCGGCAATTATTTGGCGTTCCCTATGGTCATCATTCCCCCCGGATCGACCTATAGTGTAGCGGCGGCTAACGGCACTGCTGTTTTGGTTAATTGGAGAGAACTTAGATGATGAAATATTTCAAGAGCCCGGACGGCGAAGTCTATGCTTACGAGGCTGATGGTTCTCAAGACGAGTGGATCCTGACGAACCTCGTTCCCATGACAGAATCAGAAGTTGAGGCACATCTAAATCCACCCCGAGACGTACTGGCTGATCAGTCGACCAAGCTTCGGGGTTTTATCCAGCTTGCTGCTGAGCAAAAGTTGGCTCTTACAAGCAGAATTAGCACGCTCAACGATGCTATTGATTTGGAAATGGCAACGCCAGAGGAGCTGGAAGAGCTTCCAGTCCGTACCGACCAGTTAAAGCAATGGAAAACGTATGCCGTCCTTCTTGGTCGTGTCACCGGGCAACCTGGGTGGCCTCCCGAGGTTGAATGGCCGACGCAACCAACGACCGGAATTGACCTGTCCGTTTCTGTCACAAGCCCTGAAGCCGCATAGCTGCAACTAACTGACGACAGCCCGCCATCGAGCGGGATTTTTTTTGTCTGGAGAAAAGTTATGACCGCAACTGAGAAGGATCGCGACATCCTGGCCCGCACGCTTTGGGGTGGCAAATGAGGAAGATCCCAATGCCATCTGGGTTAACGCTTGATGACCTGCAGTGGCGCCTGTGTCATGCCTCTGATGACTATGAGGTGAGCGAATACGGCCATGTCCGTCGACGGACAGCGGGCCGCCGCACGTTTCCCGGGAAGGTTCTGTCTTTTTGCTGGCATCACGCCGGTTACCCGAGATTCAAGCTCACGATCAATTGCAAACACCAAACCTTCGAAGCGCACCGACTGGTTGCTATGGCATTTCTCGGCCCGCCATTAGGCGATCGAAACGAAGTCGCCCACGGCGATGGTGACCCAAGCAATTCGCATTACTCGAACCTGTCCTGGAAGACTCACGTCGAGAACGAGAGCGATAAGGTCTCTCACGGCACTGCCCCTGCGGGCGCAAAGAATGGTGGCGCGAAGCTCAACGATGACTTGGTGTTGAGGATCAGAGCGCGCCGGGTGGATGGCGCGAGCCTGAGCGCGATTGGCGTTGAGTTCGGTGTCGCCTTTCAAACCATATCCAAAGTCGTCAACCGAAAATCCTGGAGTCACATCTGATGAACGCGACCGAAAGAGACCGCGATATTTTGGCGCGGACATTGTACGGCGAAGCCCGTGGCGAGGGCCTGGCCGGCCAGATCGCCGTGGCCTGCACCATCCGCAACCGAGTGAACGACGGCAGGGATAAGTCCTGGTGGGGCGAGGGTTACGCCGGCGTCTGCCTGAAGCCATACCAGTTCAGCTGCTGGAACAAGAACGACCCCAACTATCCCCACCTGAGCGGCGCCAAGCCGATCCCGCCGAAGCAGTTCGCCCAGGCGCAGCGGGCGGCCGACCTTGTGATCTCCGGCCAGGAGCCTGACATCACCCGTGGCGCGACCCACTACTACGCCACGACCATGCCGAAGGCGCCGGCCTGGGCCAAGGACGCCACCCAGACCCTGCGCTTGGGAAATCACGTCTTCTTCAAGGATGTCCCATGAGCCCCGCCACGCTGAAGCTGCTGATCGCCGGGGTGGCCGTGGCGTTGATCGTCACCATGAGCGCGACATGGAAGGTCCAGGACTGGCGATACGGCAAGCAACTGGCCGAGCAGGCCGGCCTGCACCAGTCCGACCTGGACAAGATCAGCAGCGCAGCCGCCGCTCAGGCCCAGGCCGAGCAGGGCAAGCGGCTGGCGCTCGAGCAGCGCCTCTCCAGCAGCGAACAAACTCACCACCAGGTACTGACCGATGCCCAACGTAATCAAGATCGTCTGCGCGATCGCCTCGCTACTGCTGATATCCGGCTGTCAGTCCTCCTCGCCGAGGATCCTGCCAGTTGCAACGGAGTGCCTGCCGCCACCGACACCGTCGGCTTGGTTCATGGAGCCCGTCGAGCCCAACTTGACCCAGCGCATGCTCAAAGAATTATCGCCATCACCGATGCCGGCGACCGGGGGTTGATTGCCCTGGCTGCCTGCCAGGCGTACGTCAGGGAATTGAATCGGCGATAGGGCGGATCAGCTCGGCGCCCTGGTTGCGCACATTGCCGACGGCGCGGTCCACCTTGAACCACTCGAAGGCCTCGGCCGGCTCACCCTGGTGCAGGACGATTTGCTCAGCCCGCTCCTTGGGCGTGGCCGGGTCCAGCCATTCCCGGGCGAGCTCAGGCGTCAGCACCACGGGCCGTCGGTCGTGGATGTCTACCATTCCGCCCTGGCTGTCGGCGGTAATGATCACAAAGCCGTCGTGCTCGCCCGGCTCCCGGGCGTCAGTGGGGAATTGGCCGATGGCCGCGCAGAATATCGGGGCCTGGTCTCGCCGGCGAATCAGGTAGGGCTGCTTCTTTGGTCCCCCCTCATCGACCCACTCAAACCAGTTGTTGATCGGCGTTATGGCTCGGTTCGGCCAGATCGGGCGGTAGAACGGGCCGTGGGCCACTTTCTCTACCCGGGCATTGATTGGCGCAGCCCGGTCTTTGGCCCAGGCCGGCCGCCACCCCCATCGCACCAGGTCGGCATGCAGCGTGTCGTCCTCCTGGTGAAAGAGGGCGAGCTGCTGCGACGGCGCACCGTTGTACCTCTCCAGCGGCAGGTCGCCGGCGGAATTGACCAAGGCGTTGGGCATGCTCAAGGCCGCCACGAAGTCGTGGATGCCGGTGTATTGCGAGAGTCGTCCGCACATGACGCCTGCTCCTGTAGTCACCTTGGCTGGGTGCTCGGGATTATGTCATCGGGAAGCCTATCCCCTTCATAAACCTTGAGCCGATGGTGCAGCTCGGCGATAAGCGTGGTATTCGCCACACGCTCACCATTCGACTTGTTCATCAGTTCGACATATCGAAGGTGCTCGGAATTCCAAGCCCATTTCGCCTTGTCCAGATCAGCCCGAAGCCTGGCGCACTCCTTGGCCTCGGTCGCGTGCATTTCCACCAAACCAAAAATGTCCTGGAGCGCCTTGCGTAACTGGGTGGTCAGTTCCTGCACCTCGTTCTCCAGCATGCGACAGGATTGCCTGTACATCTCCAGCGGTGTGGGGCAGCCCAGCCAATCGCTGGTGTCTTCAATTTCAAACGGGTCCATGACCATGCCTTGCCTTGTACTGTTTGGATATACAGTAATCGAGGCGACTCCATAGGGGCGATGATGAGACGACGGGCTGTAGGGTTTTGGGGGATGATCGGTCGGCAGGACGCCGGGGAGGGAGGTACCACTGTAGGAATATACAACGCTAAGTTATTGATTCTTATAGGATGGTAACGCTGTTTTTTCTAACGCTCCGTGCAGGTGTTTTCCTTTAATTTTCATAGTGTTACACTCGATTCACGGTCACCTTGACATGGTGGGGGTCGTTGGTTCGAGTCCAATCGCGCCTACCAAACAAAATCCGCTCTGCTGGGCGGTCTAGAAGGGCTCACCGAAAGGTGGGCCCTTTTTTGTTGTCTGCGATTTTCAAAACTTTTGCAAAACTTTTGCAAAACCCCCACCTCACAACGCCAATTCGGCTCCCACCTCGACGTACTCAATTGTCTTGTTGCCGTGCCCCTCCTGGTAGTGCCTGGTCATCTTCTCGTCCGCATGGCCCAGCAGCGCCTGGATATACTCCTGCGGGAAATCCTGCTGCTCATACAGCCATGCGCCCAAAGCGCGGATCTCATGAAAAGTGGGGCGCTCGCCGGCCTGCACATGGTCGTAGGCGTGTGCCGCGTCCCGGGCCTTGCTGAACTCCTTGGTCAGGTAGTCCGGTGTCACCGACGTCCAATGGTCCTTCGCGTCGATCTGCTCGCGCCGGCGCGCCTTCGGCTTGTAGTGGATCAGGTAAGGCGAAGCCAGAGGCGAACGCAGGCACTCGCCAACTACCTCCCGGAGCGCGGCGCCCATCTTGATTTTCAGGTGGACGGGGTTGTCATAACCCTGGGTCTTGCCGGGCGATACCGTCAGAGTGTTTTTCTCCATGTCGGCAGCTGATTTCAGCCATGTCACGATATCTTCGCGCCGTTGTAGGCTGGTCAGCGCCAGGCGAATTGCTCGCTTCAGCCATGGCGGCGTGGTGACCGCGTCGATGATCGACTTCAACCCATCGAGCGTGTGCCGCTGGCGCTTCTTCTCCGCCTCCTTCTTCACCAGGGTCAGCTCCGCGTTATTTCGCTCGGCCAGGCCCTTGGCCACGGCAAACGCGAATATCTGCACCCACAGTCCCCTGTGCTTGGTGTAGGCGTTGTTGCTGAACTGGTCCAGATACTCGGCCATAGCCAGCACGTCCATCTGACCGATGAGCCTATCTCCAAGGTCCTGCCGGTAGCGCTCGATCTTGAATTTGATCTCTTCCAAGGTGCGAGCGGCGTAGCCCTTATCCACCAGCCATTCATCGTGGAAGCGCTGGAGCAGGTTGCTGACAGTCGGCAGGCGGTCACCCGTCAGCAGGGTGAGCAGCGCGCCATCGTCGACAACGAGTGCCGCCAGTTTCAAATTCGCCGCCCGGGCTAGTTTTATTGCCTCCTCTATGGGTCGGTTGATGCTCGTCATCAGGCCGGTGATTGGGTTGCGGTACCGCCAATACTTCCCGTTGGGGTAGAGATTTGGCGGTAACTTCCTGTTTTTCAGCGTGCGCGGCCGGGCAGCCATCAGCCGATCTCCATCATTTGGGCCAGCAGCGGGTCAGCAGATCCCATCACGGCGGCCTGGACGTCCACAAAATACATACCGCCCTTCACCTCTCCTGCCACCTCGCC